AAAGAGGGTGATATCACCCTCTTTTCTTTTTTAACAATCGACACCAATGTGGCCGATTTTTACATCACAATCAGCAAAGATTTTGAAACCTGCTGCTGTCACTTTTTTACTAAAGTAAACATCAAATAAAACTAATTCTGCAGTTTTGTTTACATCGTCGACTTTATACTTTGTAACAAAGTACGGGAATTTCATTTTCTTGAGGACGTTACTTTTTATCAATGAGAGACCTGTTCCACACCAGTCGACTTCGACTAGCCCTTTAGTACCGATAGTAATACCATCCCTAATATTACCATCACTATTGAAAAGCCCACAATTATAATTGTGTGAGTATCTACTCTCATATACGCCAGTTACGTAATCCAAATCGCGGTCTAATAGTTTAAAAACATCTTGTGGTGTGAAAATGTTATCTGAATCAACAAGTAATAGGTAATCGTATGTATCGATGGCTGTATTTGCAAGATCAATCACATCACATCCACCAGATGTCGCTTTCCTTAGAATAATTCTGTTGAAATTGTGTGCACTACACGGACCGTATGCTATAAAAGGTGTGAAATTACAACGGCTCTTATCAGCAACCAAATCGTCCAAACTCTTCTGTACTCGTGGATCAAGTACGAAGTGGTTTGGTAGAGCCATACCGACTCGTACATTTATCATGATCAATTACCTTTCTTATTACTGTAACCACGATCGATGTGAGATATAGCCGAGTCATCAACCATACCGTGTGACTTAGGTCTCTTATCTTTACCAACGTCAAGTAACTGCTCGATACCTTTTACAGTCTCAGGTTCTAACGGTTTGTTAATTACTTCAGCCGTTAACTCACCTACAATCTCTTTGACATACTCTTTATCAGATTTAGGTTCGGTGGTCTCTTGTCCAGGTTTTGTCGCTTTCTCATCACAAGCTTTCTCAATGTTTGCTTTCCAGGATGATCCGTCGTAATCTTTGAACTTGTTTTCTGTCGATACGACACTTGTCACTAGTTCGTATATAGCTTTCTTAAACTCTCTGTCGTTCTTCAGAAACTGTTGCAAATTCATTCTACCAGCAATCGATCCGATATCGAAGCCGGGTTTACTAGCCATCTCGATCATACTCTCAAGTTGAGTATCGGATGTTTTGAAAATCTCAACAAATTTTTGTATATCCATCACTTCCTCCAGTGGAAAAGGGTTATATTATGATATCGCATGTTGTCTAAAAAAATATTTTTCTCCTCACATTTGTAATGATAATATTCAACAGACTTATTCGTTTATATATGGAAAAAGGCAGAGAAGACCTTCATTCCATCATCTTATAAAAAGAGGAGAGAGACCATGTTTGTTAACACTCCGAGTATGGACGGGATAGTCGCCGGTTTTTCAGATTCTTTAAAGAGGCTGGTTAACCGCGATATAATCGAAATCCGTAAGCATGAGAGTATGGAGAACTATATCGACGGTTTTTTCAAGGCGTTCGTCAAAACATTTAAACAGGGGGAAGTTAAGTATCTAGGGTACCACCCGATTGACAGGCACCAGATATCGACTCTGGCTGGTAAGGGTGGAAAGGGTGGTGATTTGGTTGTATTTACGAATGACACATATGTTAGGACATATGCGTTCAACTTTGAGCTCAACCACAAAGGTGAAGTTCGTAAAGCTGTGATGAAGATCAACATCCCGATAGTATGTGACGACGGTGTAAGCTATATGATAAAAGGTAATAAGTATTGCATACCTTTTCAGATGGTTGACGCCGTTTTCTATAACAAGTCTGGGTCTAAGAATAAAGTTGACGAGATATGTCTAAAAACTGAGATCAACCCGATAAAACTCCGTAGATCGAAGGTGATCTTAAAGGATATAGACAATAACGTCTATCAGGCTAATGAGTTCTTGTTGGAGTTGAACAAGACTGCAAAGAATATTCCGATGTTATTGATCTTCTTCGCAAACTTCGGGTTCTTCCGTACGCTTGAGTATTTCTATCTTAATAACGGGACGGTTGGGGTTAAAGTATTTAGTGAACTACCACCCGAGGATTCTGCTTGGAGAAAGAACTTTTTGTTTTTCAGGTATGGTATGTTATACCTGTCTATAAGGAAAGACGTCTTTCTTAACTCGCACATCCATAGAGACTTAATTGGATGTATATTATCTACTAAGAAGAAAAACGTCTCTACTGAGACTATTGGTGAAGTCCGTTATTGGTTAACAACTCTCGGTAATGTAATATACAATACGAATACGTATAATGGTGGATTAACATTGTTAAACACTATTAGGTTTGCTCTTGATAACAGAACTAAATGTCTGATTAAACAGTTTGTCGGTTTAGAGCAAGTTAACGACGCTTACCAGATAATAAGATGGATGTTTATCAGGTACGCAAGTTTAGTTAAGCAGGATAACTCTATAATCAACAAACGGTTACGTCTGACAGAGTTTGTTGTCTGGCCGTTGCAGCAGAAACTGTTACAGAATAGTTATGGTTATGCGAATAGGCGTGGGAATTACAAGAATATAAAGACTTTGCAAGATGTTTTCAAGATTCCTGCCACTATAATAACTGATAGTATAATAGGCAGGATAACCGGTAGCAGCAGTCTCAATATCGGTAAGTATAGCAACTCAGTAAACGATTTGTCGCTTAACAACTACATTACTAAGGGAACTAGAGTTGGGCCCGGCTCTTCCACATCTATGAGAACAAAGTTTGTTCCGGAAGATGCAAAGCGAATTATTGAATCGATGATTGGTAAATTAGACATCGTCACCTGTTCGTCTAATAAACCCGGTGCGACGTTTAGTATATTACCGAATTGTCGTATCAATCGTGATAATCTAGGGTTCAGCTGAGAACTATGGTGGGAGATAACAACTCCCACCTTTCTTTTTTTCCCTTAAAAGGAGGAATCTGTGCCAACACCAACACAGTATAAGAGAGATTTATTTGAGTTTCATAGTGGAGTAGCATTAGACACTGACATTGGTCTGATAGACGAAGATAGTGACGAAGAATATGATGTGTATTTTGATGATATAGATGAAGAAGTTGAGGATTTGACAGATCTCTTCAATGGAGAATAAAATGGATAACAAAAAAGAGTTAATGAAGTTAGTGGACAAGTTCAAAGAACACGGAGAATCGGCGGAGTTGTTATATGGGGAATTGAAATCTGTGTTCGATGATACTAGACAGAAGATGAAGAATAACTTCACTGTTAATGGTGGGTTAAGAGAAATATCCGAAGTTACTAAATCTCTGTCAAGTATAAGGGGAGACGCTATTACTTCAACTAAGAATGCTTTCGATTCATTAATGAAAATTAATGAGTTTGAGCTTAAGGAGAAGGATAGAGAAGATGGTACAGGTGATAGTGGTGATGTATTGTCCATTATAAGAAAGATAGCCACTACAACAACTAATATAGTTGAAGATGCCGATGAAGCTCTACAAAAGAGGTTAGATCAGGAAATGAGTAGTGGTAATATTCAGATAAATACTAATGAGAAAGCTATGGTAAAGGGATTTACTGGTAAGGTGGATTACAGAATAGATCCTAATACTAATAGTGTAGTCGCTGTTGATAAGAGTGGTGAGATAGTTCCAGGATTTGAGAATAGAATTCCTAACGATTATCAGATAGGAAAAGTTGTTGACGGGATTCCTTATGATAAAAAGGGTAGAGAGTTGAAATTCTTAGGTGAGTAGGAGGGTGTAATGGATATTATAGACGTATCACCTTTTGTAGAAGATAGTCATAGAGAATCGAAAACGTTAGTCCTAGGCGGATTCATAACGGATGATGAGGGTAATATATTACAAGAGGACTACGATGATGGAACAACTCTTTCTATAGAAATGGAAGAACAGGTTAGAGAAATCGGGACATTTCCCGGTTTCAAATACCAGCCTGAGAGAAGATATAAGATTAAAGAACCGAACGAAGAGCAGAAGAAAGAGGGTGCTACAAGAGAAGGTGTAGCTGAAAGATTGTACTATAGTGCTAATAGACGTAGTACATCTATTGAAGAGAATAGGGAAATTGAGGATAAGACTTATATAAATATAGCTAGTTTTACAGATTACAAATTGGAAAGAGACGCTAATGGTATATATGGATTAGATAGTAGAGCTGAGAACCCTGGACCTGATAAGTACGGTGAGGGTAATCAATTTCAGGATCACTATAAGAATTTAAAGTCCAGAATCCACAATAGTACTAATTTCCAACCTCTGATAACAGCTGGAATACTACCGTTAAATCCTGGTATAAATAAGCACGCTATGTTACCATCGACCCCTAAGTATAATAGTGGGTTGAAGAAAGAGATAACTAGAAATGTATCGTCATTAGATAACAAAAATAGAAATCCTGGTGGAGGCAAGACTCCACCAGAGAGTATTGATAATCAGATTATTCGTCATGGTTTTGATGGATTAACAGTTAGAGAGACTCTTGAGGATAGATTCAGCGGTTTTCCAGATATAAATTATGTAACGGATGAGCTTGTAAGTAAGGGTAAGGAAGGTACTGAGTTGACAAAACTAGTATCTACATATACGCAATTGCTCAATACTGTGATGATACAACCAGCAAATGTTTATCAGTTACATAATTTTCTTAATACGAATGGGATAGATCCTAATCCGAAGAATACTGTCTTCATAATGAATCCGGCAGCATCAGCTAATCGTGGTGATGTTACATATATGCACTTTATAGACAATCTAGATATTGGCGATGGTCTGATCCCTGAAGATGGTATAGATATGGATACTGTGGATAATATGAGGAAACCGTCTTCGTTTCTAATAATGCAAGCCGAGGAGACGCTAGCAGTTAAGTATGTAGATTTTCGAAATGTCGGATTAGATAGAATGCTATTGAATCTGATAAATGATACTGCTCTGAATGCTAAACAAAATATAAAGAATATTACAGTTAATAAATTCGAAGGAAAGCCGTCGAATCCGAGTTTGTTTAGAATTAGTGCTTCTACAATTGAGGCTATGGCTAACAGGTTTGATAAAATAACCATAAGTAACAGTTTAGTTAAGATAGATTTACCGGAGAATGCTAGTATAACTGTTAAGAGTCTGACGTTAGAACACTGCACAATAGTTGGTAATAACTCTACAATTAACGTTAAAGGTGATCTCGGACTTGTAGATTGTTCGTTTGAGAGTGCCACAGATGAGAAGATTAGACATATTACGTTTAGAGTTGATGGTAATGTTGATGTATCTGATTTGTTATTCAAGCAGGCGATCAATATAACGTTTGGTACAGATTCATCTGAATCAACAATGACTGCCAGAAATATTAAATTCAAGGCTAGTTATGATAAATATTACTCGCCATTATTGATCGTGGGTTTTAAGGATCTTTCTGTAATAGGTGTTAAGAGAGTTGAAGGAACTGCCCCTAAGACACCGCTTATTAGGGTTGCTGGATGTATTACAATACTAATAATGGATGTAGATAATGGGCAGGCAGATTTCGACACACTCATAGATGTAGACGCTTTTAACGATTTGTCTGTGATGAATGTGACATGCGAACCGTTACATAAGTTTAACAGTGTTGTAAAGATTAGCAATAGTAGTGAGGAAGGGAAGATAAAACTCGCCGAGTTTAATGTTAAGAGTCTATCTGGTTTATTATATGATATTCTAAACTGTAAGTTATCTACTCTTAAATTTGATACTATAAAATCAAATGTAAGTAAGATGGGTGTTATATACAACTGTGAGATAGAAGCTGTAACATTCTCCGAGTGCGATATAAGGTTGTCAACGCCAGTTACTGTATCGTACGGTAGTAAGAAATTAACATTTAGTTCAACACAATTAATAGCACCTGAGTTGACATTTAATGTAGAGACGGCGTTACATTTCGATAATAGTATGATAAGAGCTGATAAAAAGATGACAGTTAACATCAATAAAGATTCCAGATTCAGCCTTATGAAATCTAGTCTAGTTGCTGGCGATCTTAATATAAGTAGGGTTAAAGATGCAACAGGTGATTCTGTGGAATTAACTACTAGTACTGTAGGGGGTGAAGGTAGTAAGACTGCTGTTATAGATTCAAGTAAAGTTGTCTTTGAGCTCTCCTACATAATAGTCCCATCATTGATTATAAGGAATGCTAATAGTGTTGATATTAACGATACTACAGTTCGTGTAAACGTTACTAAGAATATCACGTTATCGAGTATAACAAACATAAAGAATTGTAGTCTAAGACTAGAGAATGGTGGCGCTTTGACTGTCACGACCAATAAATCTAAGGGTAAATTATCATTTGTTGCAGCTAGTAACGTTAAATTGCGCAGGGATACAGTCGATTCAATAACGGTAGATAAACATACAGTTGAGGAAGAGAATACTTATAAGGTATCAGTCTCAAGTACAAATTGTAAGTCTAGTGCTCATCTAGTTGATAGAAAGTATCTATCTATTTTACTTGATGGGAAAGACTTCAGATTATTTAGACCTATAAGTACAGTGAAGATGTACGCGGAACAGATGTCTCTTAATGGGGGATACGATTACATTTACTATGGTGTGTTAGAAGAACCCAAAGAAGAATAATATTTATATATTATACACTAGACAGTAGTACAAGTGTAATAATATAACCCTTTTATTAGGAGGCTAAGTATGAGTACTGATTTCGGTAGTAAAATTGTCGCAGAAGATACCCAGTTGAAAGAGAAGTTTAACTTTGGATTCAAGCTCATCAAGAAGGGTCAGAAGCTTGAGAAGGACGTAATGGCAGACGAGTCTCTTGATGGTGAGACTAAAGTCTGGTGGTTGAGTCGGATTGCGGAGAGTCTCAACGAGTATGTTGAGAAAGAGCTCCGTAAGTTGTGTGTGAACCCGGACGGTGAGTATAAGACGCCGGCTCACAAATCATTGTTTAACGATGCGAGGGTTCCAATCACGAATATGATGAACGCTATCGCAGCGTAAAGGGGGTTGTATGAGAGAGATGAACCCGAACGACCCGAGAACGTTAGAGATTAATAAAGCCCTAGGTCTCGGCTCAGACGATGACAGTAGGAGATTCGGAAAAGAAACCGTGCGTATTGATGGTGACATCGTTCCGATATCAAGTGATCCGCTGATCAACAAGATGTACGGAAGTGGGAAGATTGATCCGAGACGATATTGAATAAACTTGGGGGAGAAAATCCCCCAAGTTTTTTTATTCTTCATCTTCAACATCGTCGATATCTAGTTTTTTCGAATCGAATCCTAACTTCGTTTTTACGAAATCGAAAAATCTGTTTACCCTATCTGCAAATTTCTTTTTACCTGGCCTAGATATATCATTGATCTCTTTGAACTTGGCCATAACGGCAGGATCGTTGATCTTACCAGTTTTCTCGTACTCATTTACAACTTCCAGAACCATCTCAGTCAACCCGTTAGCATCAGCAACCTCATCGATAGTCTCAGAGTTAACTTTAGCCATTATCTTCTTTGTTATACTAGGAGATGATCTAAAGAACTCTACTTCGAGACGTTTAATTTCGTCAAAGCTTGTTTTTGCTCTTTCGATGTTGAGTAAGATCTCTTTCTTCTGATCCGATGATAGATCTGGGTTGTTCTGTAATTCGTACTGGAGTGCTTTGTATGCATTGGCGATTCTGGCTCTAGAAGTATCGTGTCCATCAATCTCTTCAACAAATCGAGTCTCACGTATTTTTTCCAGAATTAAACATTCTGAAAGAAATGGTATTTTGTTAAGAAATCTAGGGGCTTGTTGGAATCGTCCACTCTCGTTAACTAACTTATCATATAGTTTATCTACCATCAATCTATATGATGCAACGTCAAAACCGTAAGAAACGGCAAACGCGTCAGCGAACTGTTCGTATTGTTTATTCTCTTTAATTAACTTAGCAAAAGGCTCGTGGAACTTATTACGTTTAGCTGTTCTACGAGCAAGTGTTAACGGTGCGAAAACTAGTTCTATCGTTTTCTTTATAGCTTTACCTAACCCGCCGATTACCTTAGATAACCAGCTCCGTTTACGTTCAACGCCATGATGATACGCTTTAGCAGTTAAAATAGCGTTAAGAGTTTTACCTTTCTCATACTTACCATACTCATCACGTGTCTCTACCGTTCCATCTTTGTATATAGTAGCTTCACCTATCATAGCGTCCCTTATCATTGCGAATCTCAGTTTAGGATCAGTTTCTGTGGCTTTAGCAAGTGCAAGAACTGCATTTTGGAAGTCACTCGCTCCATCATAGACGTGATAACATTTATTGACAAGACAACTGATCATAGTGTCAATGATATCTTGGTTACAACCTCTTAAAATTTGTTGAAAATTGTGACCAATTTCATGGAAAAGCACACCAGTAATATTCATAACCGAAGCGCCGAAATTATCGTCTACTAATAACGGAATGGATAGACCAATTATAAAAATCTTACCATCTTTTTCCTTGAATTTCCACCCATCCTTATTCAGACATATATCCTCTAATGTCATTAACCGTTTTTCTATGTCTGCATCAGATCTTAATTTCTCCGGGTCAAGACGTAGGCGTCCGTCACTAGTTCTTGTTAAAACACCCTCTGCCGAGTTGAAGATCGTAGAAGAATCCCACGACATCGGACACGTGTGAGCATTTGGAACCAGAGAAGTGAACGGTTCAAGACCTATGTAACACTTTTCTATATTACAATACTTGGCTATTATTCTTTCCATCTCTCCAAGCGCGTCTACAAACGGGATAAGGTCCTTTTTACTCGAGTTAACAGCCTTCTGTATTATAGCGGTTCGTTTATTTTCGTCAGCCCAATCCATATCTAGTAGAATCCTCAGCTCCTCGCGCATCTTAGTTACAGCTGCGATCATTTCGGTTGGGAATGGGTGTCTTTGTCCGAAATAAACTTCCTCACTAAACTCATACACAGGATATGTCTCAGTAGAAACCATATTATTAATTATAGGATTATCTACTATTTTTTTCTTTTCATATCCTATAGGTTTACGGGCTGGGCGCTCCCAATCACCCGTAAACCGTTCTAATGCCTCTTCAAATATTTTTGATCTCATTATAAAACCTTCCTTATCTGCTTAAGTCTGATGAGATTTTCGCCTAACCCGTTCAAAAACTTGATTTGCGCATCAATTTCCTTTGTTATCCATTTCTTATTGTTGGATACATAGGAAACTTTGCTGAAGTTAGTGATAATTCCGCTCATATTAGCCATGACCTTGCACCATTCCGATCTCATACTCTCACGGATACTACCGTCTGTGCTTATGAGTAGAGCTATAATACAGTATTGCAACTTAGTCAAGTAGACAGCAGAAGCACTAACCCTCGATTCTATATCGTAATACTGATCAGCATCAAAATTCAGAGCGTAGTAATTGGGTATTGTAGTTACAGCGTTTTCTCTCTGTACTGCCGATTTTACATACAGATCTACAACAAACTCCAACTCTTTAGGTCTAATCTCAAACAGATCCATGAAAGAATACGGATTAATTCTATCGAGTTTACCATTGACCATACAATCTACAATGTCTTTAAAACTGAAGTTTTTATTAGTATCGATGTCAACAGACTTTTCTATAAACGATTCGATCGTGGGTCTAGCTTCATCATCCCACTTTTCAGGCGGTATCTTCAATATCTCATTTGTTGTTCTGAATACTTGTTTGGCAAAATTCAAAAAGATAGATTCCTTATATATAGACGCTACGAGACTCTTCAGAATGCGTCTGAATTCCATCTCAACTATGTAATTCATCACAAGATCAACAGTGAGAGCATTCTTATTGTCTTCGAAGTTAGTCTTACTCTGCATAGCGGCCTTAGCACCATCAATCGTAAGATAGATGTGCTTCATAGGAATTACAACAGTAACAGTAGATTTGTCAGAGAGTTTAACGTTGAAGTTCGATATCTTATAAGCGAATCTCTCTGTTCCTTCAATGATATTGAGGTCATTGATATAGAACGATATACCTTCATTAGGCTCAGTAGCAGCTATGGTCTTATAGATTACATTAACCTGATCACACTCAGTTATCTTCTTTATATTACGCCATACACCGACACGAACGTTGTTGAGTTGTGTAGGATCTCTAAGAAGATTCTGATTACACTTGAGCGTATCAGAGTTAATAAATGGTTTAAATATCGCTTCTATAAGATTTCTATAAGCTTCAGGAACCCCTTGGTTCTCACTAGGCTGACCAGTAGTATTTCTCATTAATACCTGGTACATATCGAACATCCGCCTCTGTACCATCGGTTGTCCAGCCTCAAGGAAAGTTCTAAGCATCGGGTAAAACGCCTCAGGAGGAGTTTTAACATCCATGAAACTAAAGAAGTCCGGACCCTTAGCTGTCCGAGACGATAGGAAATTCTTACTACCTTTGAGGGTATGATTATCCATGTTAAACCCCACCTTTTATAGTAAAAATGGATAGAATATGTTCTTTTCTATGGTTCAAAACGCCATTATGATGTTTTTCAAACGTGTTTTTCGATTATATATGAATACGCGTAAATTAGGTGTTCAATATTTTCAAAAATTCCACAGATTATAATAACGTAATCGCTAGACCTATTTTTCTAGAGGAGAGGAGAGCGGTATGGCTAAAACCGGTTTACTCGGAGCAGTAAACGCAGAAATGGGACCGAAGCTCGGCTATAATCCGTATGAGCTCGTCGGTGGAGGTATCGCGTGTGCTTCGTGTCACAACCTTCTTACGAAGGATGAACTGAATCAGGAATTTATGACCAGAACAAAGAAGGTCATAGGTCCTGATGGTAAGGAGCATGAAGTTCACGCTTGCCCAAAGTGTAATTACACGAGTAAAGGTGTGAATGTTCAGTTGCGTAGAAGGATCACCGAGATGAGAAAGAAGCTCGGTGTGTATGAAGTCAATAGTGGTAAGTTTAAGAATGAGTACTTCACACCTGGTACTTATTACTTCACTGTTGATGGTAATGAGAAATCTCTTTTCAAGACAACAGAGGCTGAGATGATCGACACAATTCAGAAGAGAGAGAATGCTGTGACAGTTGCTGACGATGAAACTGTTGAAGCTGTTTCTCCTGTTGAAGAGAAGAGCGAACCTGTTGTCGAGGAACAACCAACTCAAGAAGAAACTAAAGAGGAGGAAGTTGATGAACAAAGCGTCGAAGCTGTCGAAAGCGACAAAGAGAATAATGAAGAGGAGACAGTTGAAGAGGGGTCTGGAGAGGAGAGCGGAGTTGATGGAAGCTCTGGACAAATGGACACCGAAACCGAAGAGCAGCAAGAAGTAGCACAAGAATCGACTGAAGAGAGTGAGACGTTGACTATCGAAGTCGATGAAGACGATGAAGAGTTGGCACAAGCAATAGAGAGCGGAGATGTTGAAGTTATAAGTGAGGAAGAACCTCCTGTAGCGACAGCTCCGAACTATTTCATCGGTGCTAAGGACGGAGCAGCTAAGGAAGTCAAGACAAAAGAGCCGAATTATTCTAACATCGGTGATAACTCGGTCGTTCATATGGGTGTGCAAGACGATCCTGTTACTGCTGAGATGATTCGGCAGAATGCTGAGAGGGCTGCTAACGATGTGTTCAAGATCAAAGGTGTCGGTAAAGATCAGATCTATGGCATTATCAGTAAGACTAGGGCGGAGATTCTCCGAGAGGAGTTCAATTCGTCCAATGCCAAATCTGTAGTTGATCTGATTTTGAATAAGTTTGAGCAATTCGGACGCCCGTTAAAGCATAAGATCTATATTGGGGATGCAACTCATGAGTGCCCAGTTGTAGATCTTGAAGGGAATATCCGGCTAGTCTTCGTTGATCTCGACAAAAGTGGCGGTCAGTATAACGTTACAGCCGAGATCAACCGTCGTTTGAAGTCAACTTTCCGTAAAGGTGCTCGATTTGAGATGATGACGTTCACAATTTACTCGGATATGATCTCTACTGGAGATAATATTCGTCGTGTTGTGAAGGGTGTTATAAAGCACATCGTTCACAATCTAGAAATCTGTGACGTCGTTACTCCGATATCGATATTCCACCAGTCGGAAAACTATTTCTACACGACGAGCGAGTTCGATAAGCCTTATATCGACGCGTTTATCGAGAAGAATAGTCCAGGTAATGTTCTGAAACCGTCCACTGATGTTGTGGCCATCATCAATTCCTGGAAGAATCCTGAAGCGACAGATGAAGAGCTGAGATATCGGCAGCTCAATGTCATGAATCAGTTGGCTCGCAATAACGAGATAGACTACAGCGCCCTGTCTATGTATATGACATGTGCGATGAAGTATATCGCGAACGAGGACACTGATGGAAATGTGTTAGTTGTAATAACCGACTACATAGAGACTCTGGATCTGTTTATCAGAGATGGCTTTGGTGCGTGTTTGGGACTTGTCATTCACAATGTGAGGAGCAAGTATCCGAATCGTATTATCAAGGTCTACTATGAACTCGATATTACAATGATACCGTCCCCGACAGTTCATCGTTATATTGCTGACGGGAATTTGAAAGTGTTGAATCCTGATATTGAAGTGATGAACTTCAATAAGATCAGTTCTATGATAGCGAAGGATCACGGTATAAAGAATATTCAGGAAATACCGATTGAAGGTAAGGAGTTCCTGAAGCCAGAGTATATGAAACCCTTCTGGAGATCGATTCAGAAATCGCCGAACTTCAGAGCCTATTATGGTGATGAGAAGAGGCTTGACTGGAGAAGATTTGCTCCGAAGAATTTCAGCAAGACTCTCGGCGAACAGATGCGTGGTCAGACTATTAATGTCAACGATAAGAGTGCGAGAAATGAGATGCTCGAGAAGTTGGGGTATCGTCATATATCGCAACCGAAAGTTGATGTGCTCGTTGTGACGAACAATTTGTTGAACGTTTGTTTCAATGCTGTTAATGGTTATGAGAATCTCATTGGTTGTACTGGTCGTTTCTCTCTATCCGAATATGTGTCGGCTAGTAGGAGTAACGTTGTTGGTAACAACTACGGATTCAACAGACCTAATAACGACGGTAGTGGCTTTGGTGGTTACTATAGTAATCCCAACGTACCGCCGTGGATACAGCAGCCGACGATGCCGTTCATGGGTCAGCCAATGGACCCAATGGCAGTTCTCATGAGAGCGTATAGTCAAACCGCAAATTAGGCTATATATATGGTGGCGGATCTTTTGCCGATAGTGTGTATATTTTATAATAAAACGGTATACATTCTATCGGCCATGTAGTAAGACTTTTTTAAACACGACAATTGTCGTACCAATTTTAAACTTAATTAATTAAGGAGGAGACTCATGTCTCAAGCAACCGTAGAAGGTGTGAAGGTGAAGGGTGAAGCGCCGAAGCTCGGTGCGGCGTTTTCTAACGATGGGTTGGCTCAGTACATCGATCCGGCGAAGTTGATAGACGCTCTCAGACATCATGGGTATCGTTATCAGCCGACGGACCCGATGGCGTTCTTCGCTCGCCAGCAGCTCGTCAACGACATCAAGGCGTTCGTTGCGAAATCGATGGCGGATAAAGGGAAAGATATCACAAAGGATCCGGAAGCGATCGAAGTCGCCAATGCGATTTTCGACACCGGTCTGATCGCCTCTGACAACGGGTTCTATGTTGCGCAGTGTTTCGGCGCAATCGATCCGCAGAGGCTGATGCAGATTCAGCAGCAGATATTCATGCAGCAGGGTTATTTCCCTGGCATGGGTGGATTCCCCGGTATGGGTATGGGTATGCCCGGTTATATGCCGATGAACGGTGGATTCGGCCAGAATATGTGGCAGAACAACGGTCAAAAGCAGGATAACAAGCAGCAAGCTCAACCCAACGGATTCTGTGGACCCATGGGTTACCCGATGGGGATGATGGGCGGGTTCCCCGGAATGTCCCCTATGGGTGGATTCCCTGGCATGGGTATGGGTGGATTCCCTGGCATGGGGATGATGGGCGGATTCGGTGGTGGTAGCTCCTGGCAGCAATATGCGCCGAGCAATAAAGCCGCTGCCAATGCGTAACCATCAAACCCAGAAGGGTTGATGTATTGGGTGAGCTGCTAAAAACAGCTCACCTTCCTTTTTTCACGAGAGGAGAGAGAAGTGAAAGGAGAGATAATAGATTTATCAAGGGTCAAACGCGAAAAATACGTAAGAGAAGACGTAGTGTATCGCTTAGACCACTGTTCATGGGAAGAGGAATACGCTAAAGATGTAGCCGCAGGGAATCCTCTGATTATTACTGAAGCAAAATTTATAAAACACAATAATCAGATGAGTATTTCCAAGAATTCTATTCTGGATCCGTCGTTTGAGATTCCTGTTGAGATTGGGAAGAAGGTTATTGAGTATTGTTGTGACTGTAGAGAGTTGATAGGACGTTTCAATGAGGGAAGAGTTTGCCCTAAATGTAATACGGTTGTAAAAACTAATTACTCTATCAACTTATTGAAACGTGGTTGGATTGATCTTGAGGACTATTATTTGATAATGCCTGCCATGTATAGAAAAATTGAAAAGTACATCGGTAGACGTCAGTTAGAAGAGATGCTATACCCAGAAGATCAGTTCCGCTCAAATGCTGGGAGTCTGCGTAATAATAAACCGTTAACACCTTTTAAAGGAATTGGTTTAGTAGAATTCCGCAGACGCTACAAGGAGATACTAGATCACTTCAAGAAGAGTTCGAAGAATCCACAATACTATCATTTCCTAATGGAAAGACGAAACATAACATTTACTAGTAAAATACTAGTTATGTCTATCGCCTTTAGACCTTTATATGTCAGTTTTAAGCAAGAGCTATACTACCATGAAATTAATGGCCAGTTAGTAACAATACTAACAAATCTCGAGCTAATCAAAAGAAATAAGATTCTGAATATTAAAGGTGTATTAGGAAAGATGCAGAAGAATCTTGGTGAGATCTATGACTACACTCTTAAGAAGTTTAAGAAGAAAGAAGTTGACCCGATTAAACAAAGTATAATAGCATCACGTGTATGGTATTCGTCTCGTATGGTTATAACCTCTGAGTCTGACATCAATGATATAGATTGTGTACGTCTATCATATAAGGGTTTCTTGGGATTATATAAACTCGAGATAATCAATTGTATGACGCACGGATACTCTTGTAAAGATTTTATTTCTTTGACAGCACTAGAGTGTTTAAACTTTCTTGAGACGATGGAGCTGAGTGATACTATAGACGATCGGATATATCAGATGATGTTGGATCTGATAGACCCGAGAAAGCGTGGCGATGATGGGTTGTGGGTTTTAGTAATAAGAAATCCGTCGTTTGTTGTTGAGAATTTACAGACGTTTAGAATTGCCGGTGTATTTAAGGATACTAAGGATTATCTTTCTATACCACACAATTCTCTGAAAGGGTTCGATGGGGACTTTGATGGTGACGTTCTCAATATCTATTCGCTTAAAGAGAGATGTGTGGTTGAGGCGATGAAAGAGTATCGCCCGTCTAAGTTAATTCTGAGTAACCTTGGGGAGTCATTTAATCCGTTCAACGTTCCTATAGACGATGAACTAGTCTTTTTGAAGTCGTTTAATGATAGAAACTTCAAACCGATCGATCCTGAAAAAGAGACTATAAAGGATTATACGGACATCCTCAAAGAAATTCAAGAGAAGGATATGAACCTTAACGTCGATTACTTACAGGGTGTTAAGTCGTTGGATCCTGTAGACGCTGAAGGTTTGAACCTGTCAACTTACAAGTTCACGTTCAGCCCTTTTGAGGGGATGAATTTTGAACCTGTAGATAAAAAAGTTGGCAAAAAGAGATCGGCCAAGGGTGTAAAAGTCCTTGACGATATCGTATCAGACCAGTTCGCACCTGTCTGATACGATCTGTTGTATCTCTCTCTTCTCGGCGGAACGCGGGTTTTCCCGCGTTCTGTTTTTTTATTCTCAAAAACATCTTAACAGAGTGTACTTTTTGCTAAAATTGGTGAAAATATAGAAAAAAGAGGGTCCAATGAATAAACTTTCGGCATGTCAAACGTTCCAGTTAGCCGATTCAAAGTTCAAGATAGTCGACGTTCTTAAAGAATTGTCAGCTAAGATTGCCGATTATATTGTGAATCCGCTATTATATGACCATCTACTGAAGTCTATGACATCATATAAATACCCGTTATCGAAACTTATTCTAAAAAGCGCACTGGCCGGCGAGATAAAGCCGGTCTTGCTTAAGGACCCTGTAGATCCAAAAGGAAAGCCTATTTTTTTCCCGTCACAGATACCTGCAATAGTAATGGGTGGGAATGTAGGGTTTGTGAATATATCGCCTAAGGCTTCTTATGTTAGAAATAAGTTGAATAATATTGAAGCTCTTAATGTCAAAGAGATTAATCTGTATGCATTTTTGCAGATGGCCTATTTGGAACTGAACTTCAGAAAACATAGCGAAAAGATAAACAAGAGCAATCCTGTAACTAAGAATACTGCTATAGCGTATTCGAGAATGTTTTCTAGGTGTATAGATAGAACCTACTCTATAAATGCCAATCTAGAAGCACAGAGTTTATCTTTATTTATGGGTCAGGTTTTTGCATTGGTTACTTTTTTTGATTATAGTATAGAGGAAGCAATTAACTTCACGTTCTCTTCGAAGATGTCTGAGAGAGATGTGATAGAACACGATTCGAGATTATTGAGAGAAGGTAAGTTTAGTTTCAATAATATAGAAGAGTTCATATCGCTTTACAACTATGAACTGGACGCTTACATTAAGAGTGGGACGCTTAATTTACGTTCTGTTGTTAACCTGTGGCAAAAGATGTATGGAGCTAATTCATGGTTTGGTATAGAGCATGCTGGGACATTCTTGACGACCATTCTATCTCCTCACATCGATTATTATAATGATAAATTTATTTCAACGATTACTAAAACACAGGCTGATAATATAAGTAGCGCCCTCGCAACCATTTTCAGTTCGTAGAGGGGGTCGATATGTTTAACTTTGGAAAATCAAGTAAGGTATTATATAGAGAACTGTTGAGTAAAACCTTAGCTTTCTTATCGATAGATGAGGTTGGAGATAGTTCTATAAAGGAGGTAGCACATAGAGATTTCTCTAAGAGTGAGAATATCCGTTTAGATGATACTGGTGTTACACACGGGGCTATAGCCACATACCATAACAATTATGGTCGTATGGCTGACGGGTTATATGTGAGAATGCCTAAGGCTGATCCAGTATCATATAATGTGCTAACGTCTGTTGTGTTAAACCCTATACCATGTCAGAACCCCGATTATAGAACAGTCGGCGATTATTTGAGAATGAGGGAAGAGTGGGTTGCTGGAGACGCTGTAGATAGAAAAGGAAACAGGATTGCTACTACTGGACCATTAGATAAATGGATTGATGAAGAAACCGGTCAATGGCATCCGCCTACTCCTCCAGGGATATTATCAGTACCACCAAACATCGCTGATAAAAGTGGTTATTTGGAAACTCACCAGTATAATCACTCAGATTTATATCATGGTAAGATTCCTATAATGAGCGATGATGGTACTGTTACTTATTTGAACGAGAGTGGGAAACCGATATACAAGAAGTTTTATGGTGAGGTTATAAAGTCAAACGAGTTATTTGCTGATGGGTTGGAAGGTCTGTATGTGTTTGTTGACGGACTGAAAGTTCCTGATAGTAGAGTTAACTTGTACTTGACTAATAGTAATACGAATATTGTTTTAGCAAAGAGTCCATACTTTGATCACGGTAAGAACTTTTATGAGATAGTTGTAGAGAGAAGACACTTTTTACCGAATACTTACGGTGGCGTTTGTGTAACTGATAGAGATAAGTTAGATGAGATAGAGAATTCGAAATGTATAGATTTCAATGTAGACCATGATGTGTTTGTAGATCCGAGGACTGGCAGTACTCTAGTATCTATTGATACGAAACATGTAATGGTTTATATTGATGGTGTACTTAAGACTGGTATAGTTAAAAAAGTTGAACAGGCTTTAAGACATATAATAGTTACGTTTAATGATGATGTAGATATAAATATAGTTGAATCAATAGAAGTAGCTATAGATTCTGCTATAGAATATATCGAGACTAAATCGTCTAATCTGGATACTAATACTATTCCTTATGCTATCTCTGATAGTTTTATTAGTGCTATCTATGGTCCAAGAGATAAAGATAATTGCATGTTTTTCTTGAACGGACTACGTGTTTCTAATGGTAGAATACAGCAAAAAGGAAGATTAAGTTATCTGTATGAGATGGAAGCGTCTTTGACACCTGAGGATAAGTATACTATAGTTTATACAAACAACGGTGTTATGGATGATAGATCGTTCAAGTTATACGGTGACGATTACTTCTATTATAACATGCAGGGAACACCTAGAACTTCTGGAGCACTGGTCGGATCACATGAAACCGATTCTTTGTTCAAGAATATCGATACAGAGAAAGCATTGCTCTCTGAGAAGTATACAGCTGAAAGTAAGAATACGTTATTCGGAGTATTATGGACTGACAAAGATGTAGATACTGACAATGAGGATAAGTATTATGTGAGAATACAGAAGTTACTCAAACATAATCCTTACCTGATGAAGGATTTTCTAGAGTATTTCGGGAATCCGCCAGTAACTATACGGTACACTTGGAATGGTGAGAAGCCTGCGTCATTTGATCCGAGTCATACATATGAGATTAATAAGAATGTCATGCGTATAACAACGATCAACGGTGTTGTAGCAAAGTTTGAAGTGTTTACTACGACATATGATCGTATGTTTTATCCGATAGTTATCGATAATCCGGAAGATTATTTTACAATTGGTGTTGAGGCTGAGGTGGTAATCTGGGAGGCACAAGTTCCACACGATTATAATAGCTGGAAGGAGTGTCCTGTAACTAGAGTCGAAACCACAATATTCTCAGATAGACCTGATTATACTTGGGAGTATCGTATAATAACAGATACGTTCGGTGGGATTAATACGACTGACGATTTTGTTGTATTGGCTATAACAAGAGAAGCGTTCGATAGTGCCGGTTTGTATTATACTGGAGAGAATTTCGGTTATAAGGTTATAGAGCCTATATCGAAAGTTGTATTGAATGGAAAGATTTATATAACATGGCACCAACAGGATCCGTTGTATGATAAAGTAATAGTTTCATCTGTGATGCATTTCGGTTTTAATGAGGTGACTATAAACACAGATGAGATTACATATGAATCTCTATTCAGTCAGTTGAGCATTGGAACGACGAGGTTCTTCCACGATAATGAATATTATACAGTGAAAGTTCCTCTAATTCATCATGGGGCTCTGTTTGTATTCAATAGAACTCTTGGTGCTCGGATGTTTAGGGATACCGACTTCATATACGTGACACCTGAGGGAAGATCTATACGTGAGAGTGGTTTCTTTCTAAAAAGATTCTTCCAAACTGGTGATCAAGTTATATTTGCCTATTTCCCAGATTATACAACAGATTTCGATAATCCAGAGATGGCAGCTATCACTACATTCCCGAATAGATATGGGTTGATATATCTTGGAGCTCTTAGATTCCCGTATTCGCCGGATTATGTTCGGATAAACTGCAATGATAGAATGGTGTCGGCTAATGATGTTGACATAATTAGTAACAAACTTATAAGGCTACCTGAGTATGAGACCTATTGTTTAAATCATAGTGCAGAAGACGGTGAGCCGTGTCCGCGTTGTGATATCACTTTAGGTCCTAATACTGGTGGCGTTCTGTATAACATTTATGTGGATTATTCATTCAAGGTTCCTCTGTCTTATTTAGAACCTTTTATAAGTCTTGTAAATGTTGATACGGAATTTGAGTTATTGATAGCTAATGCTTTCGAGGGATTTGATTTACGGATATACAACGACACAACACCTCTAGTTGATAGTAGTAGAGCGGGTGTTGCTACAGCTTACTATGAGAAGTTTAGAGAAAATGTTGACCGTAATCAGAAAACCCCGAATCCTATTGTTAGATTGAAGAATAGACCAGCTTTCCTGGAGCTTAATAGATACAACTTGTACTTAGATGCGTATCTTAGATATTTCGTAGGGTTTAAGAATAAGTCAAGAATGAGTTGTATAGATATGATTCCTGAGAAAGTATTGAATGAACTGGATCTATTCATTGATACTCGAGCTGTTAAACAGAGTCAATATGATGCTCTGATAACACCTACTGCGTTCAATCTGTTATCGGATATAGGACTTGAGACTCATACATTGACTAGCCCGAGCCGTTATTTAGGTTTCTATCATAACGAAGTAATAAAAATATTCTTGGAATGCGTGAAAGAGCATGCGACTATACCGATAATAGAAGTCGAGAGAAGATTCAACGAATTTCCTCAATCGAATATATTATTCAAACATGATCTCATGCCTATAAGCGCATTGGCCACTTTCGAAGGAGACGACATATTACTCGGTGGATTAGATACTGAGTCGATTGTCGAACCTGATTATGAACTTGGATAATAAATTAATAAAAAGGAGATTGAGCGATGCCTGAAACTACAGTCGTAACGTCTACAGAAGGAGTGGTGACAAGTACTCCCGCATCGCCAACTCCGGGTATGCCTAAACGTGGTAGAGCGGCGATTATAATGACGCCGCTCAGTGCGTTTAAGGTAGGTGTTGTGGATGGACAACCGATAGTACCATACGATGGTGAGTTTTGTTATGATGATCTTGGTGATGGATCGATGGGCTTTATTAAATACTTTGGAGCAAATGAGTGGAAGTTCGTTAGCCAAGCTCAGACAGACGCTAACTATCTACAACACCTGAGAGATACTGGATTATTTGATAACGCTCTAGCCGGGGTTGTTTCAAAGGAATTGACATACTTCATGTTTAATCCAGAGAAACGGACTATCATCTTCAATAATAAGTTGGTGTTTCCTGATACGTATTGCTATTATGCTATCAGAAAAGGTACTAACTATATTACAAGAAGAGATCTTGGTGTTGGAGTTGGTGAAACTCACCTAGTTTCTATGAGAAGAGTTTTAGCAAACGTTCAGGAAGGTGTATACGTACAAAAGCCGAACCCTGGTATGTTGGCTGACGGAGCTCTGATAGTAGATGGTGAGACCTATATCGTTGAGTTCTTCGACGAAGTTAAGAGACTTATCGGAAGAGATGTCTACTATGCAACATTTGCTTATGCGTTCAGTGGGGCGTTTAATAATGCTGGTGTCCACGAACTTCGCATAACTACCAGTAGATCTTATTTCAACCATCCTTTGGCCGGAAACTGGAACTGCGCTTTCCTATATCTTGGTGAAACGAGAGAGCAGTTGGGTTGGTTGGCCAATATCGTGTACGATGATGGTACGACTGTAGATGTCACTGGGGAGATAGGTGGACAGCTCCAGGTCG